AAAGGTAATAATATCCTTATATCGTTTTGTAATGTCTAATATGTCTAAATTTACATCATTGTCGCATATTTCATATTTTTCTTTTTCTAAAAGTTTCATGTAATTGTTTAATGTAATTGACTTAATTATTAAGTCATTATTTATTTTAATTAAACCTATATCTGAATTATACCTATCAGTTGTAAAATTTAAAACTGTTAAGTTCAATTCATGTTCATGTTCATTATACATGATAATAAAGTCTTGGTATATCTTATAAAATTTAAATTGTTTAAAGTGTATTATATCAAATACATTTACATTTGTCTTTTTTTCTTGAATTTCTCCATTTTTAAGAAAAACCAGATATGCCTTCATTCTATACTCGTAAACATTACATTTTAAAAAACTTTTTTGACCCCAAATATTGCAAAAATAAAATTATATAAAAAAATATTTTATAATGAATTATATTCAGTAATGGCTCGGGCACCTATTAACTGGACCAATGATATCAAAGAAAAAATTGACCAGGCAGACAATGAAAAACTATTAGAATACTTCCAAATTTTAGATAAAAAATGGTCTATTAATAAAGACGAAAATTTAATAAATATTGCATGCAGTAAACTTTGTATTAGTGATTTAGAGGCGATCGATTCAAGTATCTTAGCTATTGAAATGGAAAAAGCCATTTTTGAAACTACATTGCTTTATTTCAAATTTAAAAAAAATGTACCAGATTTTGAAGACTATAAAGATCGTTGGAATAGAATTTATGAAGTTATTTTCTATTCGGAAAGACTTGTACGTGATACTCATATACTTTACTGCACAACTGATCCAAATAGAAATTCACTCTGCAATGAAGATCCAGATGTACTTTTCAAGTATGCCCGTTTTACCGATGATTCTAAGAAAACGCCTTATCAATGCCTCCTTCTATATCTTCTCGAGATGTTTTCAGAGGAAGGTTTTACCAAGTCCGGCGATAATTTATACAAACCAGTTCTATACAAAGGTTATAATACTCACGCGTGGAAAAAACAATGTACAATCAAGGATTACATTTACCAAAAAACAGATCACAAGATAAATTTCAATCAATGGAAAAATGCTACAGCAAACGGGACAAGTAATATAAATAATGCCGAAAAATATTTCAAAGAACTTATTGGTCCAGAACTTCCGGCTCTTAATAAAGATCGTCATTTATTTGCTTTCAAAAATGGAAATTACATTACTCGATACAACATTTCAGAGCCAGGAGAAACCCCTGTTTATAAAGATATATTTGTACCATATGGCAAAACACATCCATATCTAAACAACTTATCTGTTGCCGCAAAATATCACGATGTTAAATTTAACAATTTTGATCAATACTCAGAAGAAGAGTGGTTTAAAATTATGGATCATTGCCCAACATTCAAAAGTCTTTTAGATTATCAAGAATTTACAACTGAAGTACAAGAATGGTTTTGTGTTCTTATAGGTAAGATGTGTTTTAATTTAGGCGATATGGATAACTGGCAGGTTTTGTTGTATCTACTTGGTCAGGCAGGCGCAGGAAAAAGCACAATTGTAATGAAGATTATTCAAAAGTTTTACGAAGAAGAAGATGTAGGCATCATAGCAAATAATATAGATGCTAAATACGGTATCAAACCACACGTCAACAAATTCATGGTTTTGGCGCCAGAAATAGCAGAAAATTTTAAAATGGAGCAAACAGATTGGCAGTTGTTGGTTGAGGGAGGAAGAAATACTTACTCGGAAAAGTATAAATCAGACGAAACCATTAACTGGGAAGTTCCCATGATGATGGGTGGTAATAAAATTATGAGATACAAAAACAATTCTGAAAGTGTATCCAGGAGAACCGTGGTTGTTAATTTTTGGAAAAAGGTAGTAAATACAGACACTGAAATAGATAAAAAACTTACAAAAGAGATACCAAATATTATGAAAATGTGTATTCGCGGTTATTATCGCATACTGAAAATTCACGGCAAAAAAGGCATCTGGAATATTCTCCCACAATATTTCAAAGAAAATAAAGAAGAGATGGAGCAAACTACTAATTCTCTTCAACATTTTTTGAAATCAGGCAATATTATATACGGAAAGAAGTTATATGTACCACTAAAGGTATTTTCTCAAATGTTCAATGAGCACTGTAGGGAAAATAATCTGCCGCGCGAACAATTTACAAAAGATTTCTATATGGGTATATTCACTAATAATGACATTAAAGTGGTGCAACAGGGTTCAAAAGAATATCCTATTAATTCCGGTATCATACTTAAACGCACTACATTTTTAATTGGTATTGATATCTCGAGTGATGATAACGAAATTCTAGAAGATAACCCGGAATAAATTATACGTTAAAAGATTTAATTTAATTTATTTATTAAAAGTAAATGTCTAAAGAACCACCTGAATTAATTGCCAACGGTGATTTGCTCTTTAAAATTGGGGTTGCATGTATATTCATTATAATTATATATTTCATGTATAATTTATTTTCTAAAATGAAGGAAATAAATAATAAATTAGATTCTTTTTTAATAGATACCGTTAAACCCGTCGAAATAACCGATTTACAAAAAGATGCCATCGAAGACATTTCTGAGAAAGATAAAGAGTCTAATGTAGATTTATCCGGTGTTGACTTATCCCAGGATCTAGACACGATTAAAGAGTAAATTTTATACAGGGCATAAAAGAATATTTTCGTTCCTCACAAACGCATCAATCACGCAACTGTATATTTTTTCATATGAAGCTATGTCATTTCCGCCTGTAATTATAACACTGCCGGGTCTAAATATAATACATGACATGACTTTATTAAAATCGGGCTCTTGCATTTTAATATTAACACCTGGATATTTATTCGGGTTAAACGAATAAGTTTTAAGGTAATCTAATGATCCTTTATCTAGAATTTTACATAACTCTGTCTGTTTTATGAATTTATCAATCTTAAAATCAGAATTTATCATGCATATTCTAATATCAGATATTTTCGCAGATTCGCTCTTAAAAGCATTTAATGTTTTTAGCCTTTTAAAAATCTTTCTTATAGCGTATGTCGCTGAATGCGGGTTAAGAATTCCCGCCAACTGAACATTTCCATTTGAAAATATTTTAGCAGAAACACTGGGTTTAGCCTGATACTTTACTGTTATATAAATATTGGCACAATTATAGAATTGTTTTTTACCGTTTTCATTACTGTACTCTGAAATATACTTCGAGGTTTCTATGAGACTATTAAAACAACAACAAACCGTCATCGTAGATATGTCCCATTTTTTGACAATTTTAAAAGATGTGTATATTTCAGGGCCGCGCATTCGTTTATAGACTTCATTAAAATTTTTGAACTGGGGATTGCAAATACAATCTGTATATTGAGAACGCGGATCGCAGATTGAGCACGTTGTCATTATGTTTCCGTGTTCTTTATATACTAAGTTGTTTCTTTATATAGTTGTTTTTTGCAATTATATATCTCTAATTTCATTTACATTATTCACTACATCAATGTAATCGATTATTATTTGTTTATTTACTGTTTCTCTACACGCTTTTAATAGCATTGAGACCATTTCTTTAGAGTGATTATTTACGAGACGAGTAAAATAAAACATAAATCGTGGAAGATAAACTTTATATGTTTCTTCTAGATTCAAAACTTTATTATTAACGTCTTTAATGATATCATGTAAACAATATGTTAATATATTAAGATCTACATCTTTAATCATATCATCTGATATAATCAATTTATTGGTCGATTTTCGATGATAATAGGTAATAAGTTTATTAATTTCTTCTATTTTTTTACGCGACAAACTAATTCTAGTACATGGATCCCTGAAGTCAGACATTTTATTCAAATACATAACAAATGTATTAAAATCATAATAAATGTAAACGTTGTTATTTTTAATACATATCCACGGATATTTAAGTTCTTCGTGAGAAATTGGACACGTATTATTAAAATTTAATTTTTTCCTTATCTTTCTTTGTACCACTTTCGCGGCCGAGTATTTATTTAGAATGTCTAAAATACATTTTTTTGGGGTATATCCATTAAATTTAATTTTATAAATTCTACATATTTTTTTTAAACAGTTAATTGTTAATATATTAGAATACTGAATCATCTATTTAATGTATTATCTTTTTAAATTATTTAATAAAATATATAAAAAGATAATACATTAAAAGGAAATGACCTCTTTTAAAATATCTAAAAAAACAGTCCATACAGATTCTAGAACATCTATAATAAATAAACACGTTGAAACCATTAAAAAAATAGAATACGATAAAAAAAACATCGACAAATATCGTTCAGAATTATTTTTATTAGAAAAAACTAAAAAGAATTTTGAATTAAGAAATAATTTTTCTGACGCTTTTAGTGCGAGTAAAAAAATAGACGACTTAAAAGATAAAATTCATAGAATTGAAAATGATACGGAATTATCTGATTATTTATTTAATTCTATAACTTTTATAAAAGAGATGAATAACGATGAATGTATGTCAGTGTCAAATGTTGGCGACGATGGCATATTTAAGTATATTTCTCTAGATTCGAAAAATAATAAAGGCGAAATGTATAAGATGTATATGGAACAATGTTTTCCATCTGAAGTAAGTAAAAGGGTAGAGTATAGTCTAAATAATGCATTTATATGCAAAGATTGTAGTTTTAAAACCACTGTTGATGTTTCATCTGGTCTCATAATTTGCTTTAATTGCGGTCTAACAGAAAAATATAATATTTCATACCTCCCAGAGTGGAATCATGCAGAAACACATGAATATATTAAACCCTATAGTTATAAACGAACAAATCATTTCAAGGAATGGATTAATCAAATACAGGGCCGCGAAGGAACTATTATACCAGACGAAGTTATAAACTTACTAATCGTTGAAATCAAAAAAGAAAGATTAAAAGACAAGTCTCTCATTACATATTCTAAAATTAAAGAATTTCTTAAAAAACTTAAATTTAACAAATATTATGAGCATATTCCAAACATAATTCATAAAATAACTGGTAATAAGCAGTTAATAATTAACAGCGAACTACAAGTTAAATTAATTAACATGTTCAATGATATACAAGAACCATTTGATAACAATTGCCCGAAGAATAGAAAAAATTTCTTGAGTTATTCTTACACATTATATAAATTTTTTCAATTATTAAATAAAGATGAGTATCTTGTATATTTCCCTCTGCTTAAAAGCAGGGAAAAATTGTTTGAACAGGAAAACATATGGAAGAAAATATGTAAAGATTTGAATTGGATATTTGTACCTTGTATATAAATTTAATAAAGGTCTATATTTGCTGTACTATTATTGTAAGACACCGTAGTTGTTCCTACACATGTTACATTGATATACGATCTCGGTCCCGCATTTGCATTAAAATTTATTCTAAGTCGAATACTACTATATCTATCTAACGGTACACTTGATCCAGAATAGGCCGTAGAAGCCAATGGTATAACCAAAGACCCTATCCCGTCTTCTTTATCTACGCCATTAAATGTGTATCTGTTATAATTCAAACCTAA